TTTATCTTTAATCATCTGAGCAATCTTAATACCCATTCTGGTATTGACTTTGTAAAGGGTAAGGGAGCCTTTACCAGTAACACCGACAACCTTGTTATCAGTCCACCATGTACCACACTGTTTGATCTCCTCTTTATTAAACTCAATTTTACCCTGAGCCTTGTAGCACTCACCTACATAGGAACCATCCAGCCAAACCTCACCGAAAGTACCGTTACAAATTCGTTTAGTTTCTACTGCCATTGGTATTTACCTCCTTTCTCTTATTCCTTGTTGATTACAATATCTACATCCTCGATAGCATCAAGGATAGATACAGAACCTTTCAGGAACACTCTGGAGCCTGTGTTAGCCTCCTTAACCGCCTGATCGTCCATCTCTGTAGTATCAACTCCAGTAGACTCCAGATAGGCTCTCTGTTTCTCAACATTGATCTCCATAACGGACTTATCTTTTTCGATATATCCCTTATCCTCAAGCTGAGTCAGATAACCCTTGATAGCGGTAATTAACAGGCACTTGTTATCATAGGAGTTAGAGTAGTTACCTACATAGCTCTTATTGATAGTGTCTGTGATATCTGTAGTGATAAGATCCTGAATAGCCAGAATCTTAATCTTTTTCAGATCCTCAGTATCTTCCTGAGTCACTGTGGTAAGGGAGTTTACTCCTCTACCGATTACGATACCTGTACCAGAGTCATAGAGTACAAGCTGTCCGGCATCAATAGCCGCATCCACTGTCTCATCATCCTCAACCTCCGGGATAGCTGTAACTTCATCCAGAGGCTTATAGGTAGCGGAAACATTCAGATCCAGTCCGGCTAACAGTCCAGCAATTCTGGAGCAATACTGAGCCGGGGTGTACTGTGTATCACCTACACTCAGCTTTTCACCGCCTACCAGACAAAAGTTGACAACACCCTTGTCATTTGCTACCACATTCGGTACTACAGCTACAGGATGGATCTTTCCGGCTTTACGTTTGCCCTTAACCCATGTAGACAGGTTTGTAGCAAGCTCTGGTGTAATAGCCGGATCACCACAGATATAATTCATCCTCTTATTTGCAAAATACTTATAAGCCGCTGTATAATCCTCAGCCGCCGCTGGAAGTACAAAAACGTGAACCGCTTTCGGAGCTCCCAGAAAAGCTCTCTCAATGTAGGCTTTATTGTCTGTTGACATATCAGCCGGAATAGAGTCAACACTCTTAAGAATGTGAGAGCCGTTACTCTTTGCATCCTTAATAATGATACCTACTAAGCCGCCTGTACCTACAGAGATAGTAGCTATTGCTTTCTTTGTAAACTCAATTACAATATCAGGTAATCCCATTATCTTTTCCTCCTTAATTCTTTCTTGTGTTCATTTCCAGATCAATCTCTTGAATCAATTCATACTCTTTCTCCTGTTTTGTATCCTCTGTGAAATCAAGCCCTATCTTTGTATAAAGGCTTTTCTCTGACAGTCGGATTTCTGAGGAGTATGAGGTCAACTTTGCATACCGCTGTTTTTCCCGTGATCCTTTCTCTGAGATCACCGGGATAGCTCCGGGCAATAAAAAAAGAGCCTTAAGCTCTTCTTTCACTTTGTATAACCTCTCAGAGTAAACTTGCTCTGAGGCATTTAGCCTCCCAAAGTAGACTATCTGGTATATAGGAATATCCTTATACACATTTTTGTTTAATAAATTTGTCCCCTCTGTAGCAAGAGTTACTAAAAAAGAGGGACGTTGAAAGCCCTCAGGTACATCCTCAATGTATACCGGGACTCCTCTGTATTTATCAGCTAATAAGCTACAAATACTGTCTAAGAGCCTCAAATCATCCACCTCCCTCAATCTCTCTTCCTATTTGTTGCATAAAGCTCTCCCCTATGGTCTTAAGCCGGGGCTCTGCCTGTCTCATACCATTTTCAAGGAAGTGTTTACCGGGTATATACTTTTCTTTCAGCATGATACCCTTTGTATTTCCGGGCTGGATATACTTACCACGCCCTCCGGCTGATAGATAAGAGATAGGTAAAAATCTCCTATGTTGTACATGACCGTCATTTACATATAAAGCATATTCTACATTAGTACCTACCTCAGCCTCATTCGGAGTAACTACTCCTACCTGAAAGCTACTTACAAGTCTTGAGGTATCTACCGGGATCAGAGGAGAGATCTCTGATAAACAGATGTTAGCCATTTTGTTCATGAGGACTAATTTCTTTTCCTCAAACTTATCAACTACACCCTGACATCTCTCTGTAAACTCTTTCCACCCCGGAACCTCAAATACTGCCCCCATGTTTATACCTCCTCTGTAGCGTTGAGTGGTATTTCTAAGTGTGTCCTCTTCTTATAGGGCTTATCAGCCACCGCCTTATATTCTGAGGATAAAATGATCTGTCCGTACTCATCCAGATCATAAACACACACGATATCTCCCAGACGGATATCACTCTCAGGATCCATATACAGGGAAAAACCTGTATAGTTAGCTTTCTGAGGCTCTAACTGTGTGGTGCTGTTACTGTCCTTTGTCATCATCAAAGCACATTCATAACTCCCTACATCAGCCAGAGTATTAACAGGTCTGTTATACTGCCCCAGAGTGGAGCTATAACGCTTTACTATACACTTTTTGTCATAATAAAACATTTCTCATCACCTCCGGGGAATCAGCCTTGTAAAAGGGTACAAACGCTGTTTAATACCATCAGGGAAATACTCCTGAAATGAGGTACTCTCATCTCCTAAATTCTGAGAGCTATAACCCTCAGCCTGTCTCTTTCTGTACCGGGCTAACACAAGATCCTCCAACACACTATTGAGCTGTTTAGGGAAAATATCTTTCCCGGTATCAGGATCAAGAAAGTTATCTCTACAAACAGCCTCAATATCTTCACGGGCTTTCTCCATGTAGACAGAAAGGAGCTTGAGTTTTTCCTCATTATCTGAGGATATTCCCAGAATGATCCTCACTCTTTCTAAGCTGTCCATAGGTCACACCCCCTTAGTCCTCAATAAGCTCTACATCATCAATCTCTAAGAGAGCTCTTGCTACAGCCGGATCAGTAGTTGTATACTTACCAGCCATAAACTGAACACCCAGAGAGGAGACTGTCAGATACTTGTTAGAGGATCTCAGGTTATACACCTTAGCCTCAGCTTTTGCCTCTGTAGGCTCCTGTGTGGCTTTCTCAGCCGCTTTAGTTGTACCAGCCATTACTTTTACCTCCTTGAATTTCTAAGCCTTTAAACAGGCTCTTATTTTGTGATATTGGTGAGCTTAGCACCGGAATAGCTATTTAACAGCTTGATTGTACTTTCATTCAGGATATGTCCCTTGAAGTAATCACCATTCTTAGGGAGCATCTCAAAGAAAGTACCTCTCAGCTCAGCAATCTCTACCTGATCTAAGTCAAGGATCAGCATTGTGTTAGCATCCATATGACGATCAAGTACCAGATTGAGAGTACCGAAATCACTTTCGATCTTCTGTACTGTGATACCAAGAACCTGATTGAGTCCCTGTTCTGTGTTGATACGGATATTACCATCAGTTTTAATCAGGCTGTTGATAATTCTCTTTGTACCAGCATTTACAAAAGTGAAATACTCACCCTGAGAGCCGTGATCCCACATTTTCTGCATAGCATCCAGCATGAGAACCTCTGTAAGCCCCTCTGTTGCATCAACTACGTTGTTTGCATTGACGAGGTTTACAAGTCCGTTCATCTGACGAGGTACAGTTTCACTACCAGCCGCCTTAGTACCATTCAGGAAGTACCACTCAAGATCTCTCTTTGTCTCAATCAGACGATCAGCAATCTCAGCCTCAAAGCTCTTACCAATGCCCTTAGGATTAAGAGCCTGAGCTGTACCAGATACCTGAGTTACTTTCTCAATGATCTGACAGAGGTTAGAAAGAGTAGATCTGCTGGACTTGATAGGATCACCAGCCTCAGCACCCTCCAGCTTAAGAGTACCTCTTGTTTCATTCAGTTTTCTTTCTCTCCAGCTTACTGTAATATCGTTAGCCGGAACTACAGCCCCTCTACCCATTAACAGAGTAGTCAGAGGAGTATCAGTAGGAGATGTGAGTGCAATCTCTTCTCTAAGATCAACAACCTCATTCTCCAGAAAATCCTTACGTTTTAACATTTCTGCCATTTTAAATTTTCCTCCTTAAAAATTTTGTTATTCCTCACTGAACAATCCGCTCAGCTTTTCTCCGATCATGCCCTTGACATTCCCGGTCTTTTTGTAATCACTGTAAGACTTATCTCCAGTCTTTTCCTTTGAAGCTGGAGGAGTATGTCCTTTCAGAAACTCAGCCTTTTCTTTTGCAACCTGTTTCTTAACCTCAGCGTCAAAAAGCTCTTTCATGCCCTTAATTCTTTCTGTGAGCTTTTTCTTTCTTTCCTCTTCATCAGAAATAAGAGCCAGATCTTCTACAGCAACCAGATTTCTAAATCCGGTATCAAGTCCAAGCTCTGCCACAGCATCCACTACATCAAGTCGCAAGCCTTTGATTGTGAGCTCATGCTCTTTTCTTGCTGTCTCAGCGGCTCTCTCTTCCTCTTCTGCCTTACGCTTTTCATCCTCAGACATTTTCTCAAGAGCGGCTTTCTTTTCCTGATCCTGTTTCCATTTCTTTTGTGCGGCGGTAACTCTCTGATCTGCCAGCTTTTCATAGTTAGCCTTTAACTCTGCCTCTACTTCTGCCCTGATCTGTTCCTCAGTCTTAACAGCCCCGGAGCCTGTTTTACTGTCTTTTGTCTCAGTGCCAGTATTGGTAGTGGTCTTTTCCTCTGTAGAAGTCTCTACAGTAGTTGCTGTTCCTTTTGTTTCGTCCATTGTATTAAATCCTCCTTTTTATAAGTTTTAAGATGTAAAACCCCCGTAGGTTTTCTACATTTAACCCTCTATACATATGTGTGTTTACTTCCTATAAAATCAGCCTACTAAGTGAGGAAAAGACAAAAAAAAAATAAGCCTAACAGAATATTTCTACCCTGTTAGGCTTATTTCCCTTATTCTTCCGGGATTTCATCCCAGTTTCCTGTAGTCTGCAAGAGTTCCTCCCATGTCTTTCCCTGTTTAATGCACTCTGCATAGAGTCCCACAATTCCTCCATATTTCTCATCAATATGGAAATCAGGAGCCCCCGTACAGTAACCGAAAGGCTTACCTCCTACTTTCTTATTGTATTCCAGATAGGCTTTACCTATCGGAGACAGACTGAAAAGCTCCATCTGTTCTTTATCATAGTCAATCTTTGCCATGTTCTTTACCTCCCATACTCAAGCTCATGATCCTCAAGATACACCGCTATCTCATGATAAATACCGTCCATACATTTCCATGTTTCCGGCATTACCTTTTTCATCATCTCAACTTCCTCTTTACTTCCACAGACTCTCAGAGCACAAAATGTAGCCCATGTTTCTGAGGATGATCCATCAATTCCAGTTTGTTTATTGTATGAGCTATCATGTCCCCATCCAAAACCTAACTGATTTCTTCCCAGTCTGTCCTTAGTGTACAAACCTATAGCATCTGTTAAAACTCCTAACTGACAAGAGGCTACACTGTCCATTCCTCCAGAGGTTAAGTGTACCATGTACCGGGTAAATGCAAACCTTGTATCTGAGGCTATTCTGCTTAACCCCTTAACAGGCTTGTAACTTTGCCCCTCTTTCTCATTGGAATACTTAACAGCTTTATTCAGGAAACTAACGAGGTCTTTTTCAATAGCCGCCTGTATTTTCTTTCCTGTAGGGTATCTACTGGAAGTAAAAGCGTATCCAAAAGCATCACTCCCGGCTATCTTTTCTACTGAGCTTAAAATGTGATCTAATTGGTGTCCCTCTTCATGGAATTTAGTTTGCCATGAACCTCTTAAACCATTTTTCAAAGCCCTTTCATGTGTATTAGAGTCCATATCCATATGAATCTTTTTCTCCATTGGAGAGTACCACCCAGATTTTTTCTGTGAGTATTCATTTTTCTGTAACAGATGAGAGAGCTTTTTCTGTATGGTAAGAGCGTCCTTATCCATCCTCTGAGCCATTTGAGTAAGCTCATCCTTATAAGTCTCCATGTCAAAGGTTTTAATGCTTCTATGCCCCTCTCTGAGGCTTCTAAAGAGATCCACATTGTTGTACCTCTCCATACTATCCCCAACATAGCTAATATCAAGGTACAGGTCTTTCTCACTGTTCATACTAAGCATGATAGCATCATTGAGCTTTTGTATCTTATCTGTGATCTCAGCCTGTTTTTTCTGGATCTCCTTTTTAGTCTCTGAGATCTGTTGCTCTGTTTCCCGGATCTTAAACTCCATCTCTGAGATCTCATCAAGTTTCTTGTTGATAACATCCCTCTTAAGCCGCCTGTCTTTTCTTACCTCATCAGCAATTCTATCATACTCTTCCTCAGAGATTTTCTTAGCATCTAAAAGCTCCCCGGCTTTCACTCTCCTCTTAGAAATCTCCAGCATCTCAGCATTAAGAGTATCTATCTCATCAGCCTTTTTATTTATTATATCATGATAGTGACCTTTTTTCAGCTCCAGATCAGATAATGTCTTAGTATACTGAGAGGGAATCTTGCTCCTCTCATTTTCTAAGGAGTCAATCTGTAAAGAGAGAACTTTTCTTTCTTCCTGAGCCCGTTTCATATCATCCATCACTTTAGCGGTAATGAGATCCTGAGGAGATTTCTCTTTATCTGCAAGCTCCTGAGCCGCCTTAATTCTTGCCGCCTCTTTCTCTTTCCACTTCTCATAGTTCTCAGCTCCTCTAACGGATCCGGTAAGCTCATTTAGCTCATTATCCTCAAAGGTATCCTTTACTACAGGAATATACCAGCATCTACAGTTAGGGTGTCGAGGTAAAGAGGGCTCCTCTCCCAGCTTATATACTTTCCCGTGATCTTCCCGGCATAAATCACAAGTCCGGCTATCTCCTCCATTGTTAGCCGCCATATAGCGAACCTCTCCAACATTCTGATCCTCAAAAGCCGCCGCCTGTGAGGAGTATGTTACCCTCTTTGTCTCTGTCCGGGCTACTCTCATAGCGTTATATTTTGAGGTATTGATGTTAGCCCCTACTCTATCCGCTATCCTGTCCATGTCCTCTCCTAAGATCATGGACTGAGTAAGCCCTACTCTCAAGTTTCTCCCCAGCCTGTCCTTATCTAACCATAAACGATCAGAGAACATAGCCCCACTCCACGGATAATCAAGTGTATCCTGTATCAGACGGGGATTAAGCATATTAAAATTACTCTTTACTGTCTGAGTCTGTCCTAAGGTGTATACCGTCCTCAAGAACTGATCTGTATAGATATTCTGGAGATTAGTTCTAAACACGGTATTCTCCTGTTTACCCAGCTTAATCAGCTCTTTATTGATCTGTTCAAAGAGTCCTCTACTCCGGGTGAGGGCTGACTGGTTCGCATAGCTCCACTCTCCTCCAGCTTTCTTTACTTTTGCAATAGTCTCAGCTACATTTCCTAAAATCTCTTTCTGACAGGATCCATAGATAGAGGCTAAGACTTTATTTAACTTCTCAGCATCCTCAAAAGCCCTCTTGTTATTCCTCATAAAGTCCTTTTGTCTCTCATCTATGAGCTTAGCTCTCCTGATCCCATCCTGTCTCAAGATCTCCCTCTGTTCTGGAGTGAGCTGAGAGAGTGGGATCCCGTACATTTTCCTTACTGCTTCATTCACATAGTAGCCACTCACCACTTACCCCTCCTTTATTCCTCATTTACTCCACTGTTATTCCTCATAAAAGGGTTATTCTGAGGAGCGTTAGTGTTAGGGAACTGTACTTTGCTATCATCCTCAGCATTTTGGATAGAATATGGATCAAACTCTTTCATATTCTCCTTTTTCTGAGCTTTTACCTTTTCAAGTACCTCTTTTGGGTTATCTACGAACGGTAACAGGGCTAACAGAGTCTCATTGTCAACCTTTCCATCCAGTTTTACTACTGTATCCACAATCTCTGTGATATTTGCCGGGATATTTCTCTTAAACTCCAGTTTTAAGTTACGCATCTCTACATCTTTCCCGGTTACTACTTTGATAGGTACGGCTAAGAGCTCTACCAACTGCCTGATAGCCTTATCCATCTTTCTCTCTTTCGTGATACACTTAGTCTCCAGCCCAAAGAGCTTAAATCTGATAGCAATACCTGAGAGATTTCCAGCGAAATTCTCATCTGAGAGATCAGGAACCTGAGCAAACTTGTAAATATTCTTTTCCAGTCGGTCTAAATGGCTGTTGATAGCATCTGTCTGGATCTCTTTTGTTACAAACTTCATATCTCCAGAATCAGTGATCTCTACAATGCCCTCCTCTTTGAGCTTCTGCATACTGTCCCCATTCATTACCATGTCTTTGATAACAAGGTAAGCGTTACGGAAAGCCTCAAACTCATCTGAAATATCACTCATTACTCTGTCATAATCGTTTATGAGGCTCTCAATCTTCTCAAGATCACTCATCTCCTCCTCATTGTTGTACAGGGTAACAATAGGGATCCTACCAAAGATATGAGGCTCCTCTCTTACAAACTCAAAGCCCTGTACCCGTGGGTTTGAGGTATCATCTGTTCTCTTGAAAAGCTCCATCTTTGTATCACTCCATACCTCAGCATAGAGTGTAGTTCTGTCTGTATCCTCTGTATCAATCGCATACAGACGGATCTTGTAAAGAGCCTGTTTTGTGGAGCTGTTGGCGTACACAATAATTACATCCTCAGCCTTAAGCCGGATGATCTTAGTCTTACTCTGTTCATCCTGATAAACTAACAGGTGAGACACGCTCTTAATCATGCACTCTTTACCCCACTCCATGAAAAGATCATCTCTGTAGTTCTCCTGTAGGATCCCGTCAAGCTCATCCTGTACCGCTGTATCTGTGGTCTTAAGCTCTTTCAGGTCTACCCCTACATCAGCCTCAGCCGTTTGAGTGCCTACCGCCTTATTTTCTTTCTCTGTGTAGTTGATAGTGATAGGATTACCCAGAAAGTACCCTACTGTTGTATCAATAATCTGTCCACAGAAATCATTTGCAATCTTATTACACGGCTTATTCTTCCCTTTCATTCTTGCTCTCTTAAAGATCTTAGCCTTACCCTCATAGAGTCTCTGATACTTCATGTACCGGGGTTTGATCTTTCTGAAATGATAATCTACCAGATCATCCAGTAACGCCACATTAAAGCGGCTTTCTTTCTTCTCAATGTTAAACTCATTGTCTATAGGTCTTTTTGTTATCACTGTTCTCATCCTCCTCTTTTCACGTAATAAAAAAGAGCCTCCTCCGGCTCTCTGTTAAATGTTAAAATCATCTCTGTTCAATACTCTTACTGAGTTACCCTGATCCGCTACTGTTAAGGCAAAGTCTAAACCATCAAATAAATCATCATGATCTACTTCCGGGAATAGTAACAGACATTCCTCAAGATCATCCATACCAATCCTAAACCATACCTTACCATTTTCAAACAATGCTGATCTTCTCATTGCTCTTGTTACCTTATCTTTACTTGTCTGAATATTGACTACAGGTAACAGGCTGAGTCTCCTGATCTCCTGAGCAAGTGATTTCTGGTACTGTACAGTCTCCACGCCTATTCTCTCCACCATAGGAAACTTATTCTTTCCATAGTCCAGCATAGCATTAAGCTGAGCATTAAAGGTAAGTCTCTCCTTTAGGTAATCCAGCACATAGACATTTTTATTTTTATCCACGCCTATTACCGTTAATACAAAATAGTCATTGTTACTGGTTTCATCCTCTGATATTGCCAAGTCAGCACCCATATAGATCCTTACCGGGATCCAGTAAGGCACTCCCTGAGAATCTAACACCTTAACCCTTACTCTGTTGAGGTCATAGTCAACCTCATACTCCTCAAAGTGTTTGAAGTATTTGTATTTAAAGATCTTACCCTTTGCAAGCTCTGTATTGTTCTGGTACTGCATATTAAAGATAATAAGTCCAGCCTCTTCCCTGATACTCCTCAGCTTCTCAAGGCTAAACTTAGACTCCCAAAGTGAATACTCCTGACCGTCCTTAACTGTGATAGCTTGCTGTACATTTACTCTGTAATTTTTACTCTTAATCAGATCCTCATACAGATCCATAGGGCTGTATCTTGTTCCCAGAATGTGAATCTCTCCATCCGGCTCAAGTGTAGGGTACAGGGAACTATAAAACCATTCCTTTAAAACCTTTCTCTGAGCCTCTGTACGTGCGTTTTCAAAGCCTACTAAGTCATCACCTATAATTATATCGAAATGCTTAGATACTACGGCTCCTGAGGCTCCTAACGCTGATACAGTAGCCTCTTTCTTAATCACTGTCCTCCGGTTTACTGTAAACTCTTTATCATTCCATACATTATCCCGGCTCTTCTTCCAGTCTCCGAAAATACGGATCAGATTTACATTTTGCTCAAAGTGGGTACGGATCTCTTTTAAAAATGCACTTGCCTGAGTCTGTGTCTTTGATCCGATCATGATTCTTATATCCGGGTTCCTGAGTACCTTTGTGATACAGAAATCCACATCACCAATAGTAGACTTACCATGTCCACGGGGAGCAAGATCCATAGAGGCTTGATTATTTGATACATTGTGAATGATACTTGCGTGTAAAGGCTGGAGGGATCTACAGGTTATGTATTTACACACTGTATAGTATGCTGTCTCAAAATCCGCTGTTAGAATGATCTCTTTTATGATCTTGTCTTTCTTTGACTGTTCTAACCATACGCTATCTAATACATTCACCTTTATATCCTCCTTTCTTACGAACTAAAAAGAGGAGCCTTTTGAGCCCCTCTTTGCCTTTAATATATAACCTTTACTACTCTTATGATACTCAGTACCATTAACACGATCCACGCTAACAGATTACAAGCTAAAATGTTTTTCTCCTCATCTTTTCTTATACAGAAATACTTGTTATTCTCCATTATCATAAACAAGCTCCAGACAGCTCCCAGAGCCCACAGGATCAGCTTTACCATTCTCATAACTACTTCATAATTTATCATCTTTTCTTCCTTTCTGCTTCATACCTCAGATCTGAGAGGATACGATCACAATATTTACATCTGTACCCTCTTCCCGGCTTCTTAATCACTCTATGCCTCTTGAGATATAAAGCTCCTCTGCACCGTTTACCGATTTCCTTATACTCCTCATTGCCCCTCATGCTGTTTTCTTCTCCTTACCCTCTGGAGCTGACCTATCTCAAACTCCTTTTCTGTCTTATCTGTCAGATCCATTACAGTTACTATATCCCAGTCTGATATAGCTAAGACTCTAAACCTCCGGCTTGTGTTCTTCTTCAATGTCACAATCTGCCCCACTCTCATCACTACTACCTCCTACCACACATAAGCACATCATAAGAACCCCCACTAAATGAGCCTACAATAAAAGCAATAACGCCGACTGCTACACATACTCCAATACTTACCATAGCTTTTACCTCACAAAAAGAGGAGAGCCGCCGCCCTCCCCCTCATCTTTCTTTTATTTTGTTACCAGATCATCAAATACTACCGGGATCTGTTTCTTTACTTCCTCCAGTAATGGAACCATAACCTCTAACATCTGAGGATGAGGCTTTCCTGTCACGCCTACAGCTCTCAGCTTAAAGATGTTTCTCCACTCCCTGAGGTTTGCTGTTACTACAATCTCTGTCTTAAGACTGTTAGGTAATACCGCTCTTGCCTCCTGAGGGCTTGCTCCATATTCCAGTAAAGCTAAATATCTTTCCTCAGCTTTCTCACAAGCCTCAACCCAGCTATGATACTTCCACGGCTCTTTCTCCCGGCAATCCTTGAAATAATATGGCTCAATCACCGTGATCTCTCCCTCATGCCCGTAATTACAATATCTTGTACTCTCCTGAGCAAAAGAGGCTATTCTGTGGCGTACAAGTTCATGGGAAACGCCTCTATCTACTGTAAACTTAACTGAAAGATCATAATGTACCAGCCTTTCACCACAAGAAAGATCTTCATAAAATAACTCCCTTGCTTCTCCCCCAGTAGTATAAGATAATGCCACATTCTCCTCTAAACGCTCCTGAACAGCGTCAAAAATGGGAGAATACTTCATCTGAGTAAAAACCTCAAATAATACAGTATTTACTCCTATCTCATTATTACAGCAAAGAGTAAAAAACTCTAACCATGCTCTCATATTCCCGGAAACAATGTCTCTCAGAGAAAATTTTAGGGAAGTAAATCTAAGCATAGGAGCCTCTCCACATTTCTCAGATAACTCAGATAAAACACATCTGAGATCCTCATATGTATGATGGTCTACCTTTAAAATTACCTCTCCATGTTCCAACATAGCAAAATGCTTACGTTTAACCAGAGCTCCTACCATTTTTCTGTAGCTATCCGGGGTAATCTTATCCTCAGACTTATAACACACCCTTGCTACTCTCTCAATCTTCTTTAAGGTATTACTACCGTCAATCGGATCAAATACCTCAAACCCGGCATTTACAATTTTCATTTTACCTTACCTCTTTTCGCATATCTCAACTTCCAATAGTCTGTAAACCGCTCCTCAGCAATCGTTAAAGCCAGCCCATGAGGAACTGAGGTAGGAAAGACAATCTGAAAACCTAAAATCTCATTTCCTACATAAACCCTTGTTTTATAAGCAAGATACAAACACGTTCCATAAGTACAAAGATTTTCCCATTCCCACTTATGCTCAGGAATTTCTACAGAGATATTCTCATCCTTAGGCTCATCAGCCTCCAGATTATCAATCTCATGCTTAAGGAACTCAGCCGCCTTTTTAAGATCCTGTATCTTTGAGTTACCAGCCTTTCTCCCACATCTTCCAATGTACTTAAGCACTGATCCCAGATCAAAGTCAAGATCCCAGTCCTTAGCTACATCCCACGGCTGATACTGTCTACCTTTCCGGTAATGATCCGGTTTTATTGCATTGTTCATTTCTTTTTACCTCCCTGTTTCTCTTCCTCAGGAGCTCCAATCTGCAACTCTCTTTTCTCCGGCTCCTCACTCTTGCCCGTTACCATCTCTCTGATGTATCTATGATGGACATTACAGTTAATAGCGTTAAGCACCTGATCCCTCTGAGTACAGCCTTTTACCAACTCATAAAAATCAGAAAACTTTACCTGTACTCTATCCTGTCTGTCCCCTTTCTGTCATTCGTTCTCATGGCTAAAGCCTGATACTCATTTCCTGTCATTGTCCTTAATCCTCCTCATCATTTCTTTATGCTGTGGTACGCCGATCAGCTTAATAGATACCTCCCTTTTTCTTTCTACGTCCTCAAAGTATTCATAGGACATTACATAGTAAGGAGTATTATTAAATCTTACCCGGCTATTGATCTGGAGCTCATACCCATATTTCTCTACATAAGCTGTAGCCTTTTTGAGCTTTCTCTTTCTGTGACTCTTGATAATAGCTCCTATAGCTCTTGCAAACAGCTTTACTCCTCCAGCCAATAAATCCACTATCCCGGCTCCAATGTACTTAAAGCCCTTTGTAATCTTTCCCATGATCCTTTACCTCCTGTGTGATCCTTGCCTCTCAGCTTACTTACACTCAGTAATAACCGTTTTCCTTGCCATTTTTAGACAGGCATTAACTTTTTGTGTATATTTCACAATCGGTATTTATAAAACCATAGGGATTTTTTCCTTTCAAAAGTAATCTTGCACAATAAATTAGCTCCTGAGGGCTTTCATCTCCTCTTTGATACTGTCAGCTACAGCAAAAATAGCCTTTCTATCCTCCTCAGTAAGCTCTACTTGCTCCTTATTCTCCTGAGCTATCCTGTCTGTAGGATCTCCTAAGAGTAACAGATCCAGCTTAACCACTCTCTCAAAGTCCTGTATATTCTTAATCTTGACCTTTCCAGCCTTAAAATCCTTTACAAACGCCGCTACAAGGGCTCTGATAACCTTTCTATACTCTGCTTTTACGTCTAATACTGCATTAGCTGTAGAGCCTCTCTCAGCCGTTTCCTCTATTTCTTTCTGTAAAATACGGTCTTTCCACTGAAATTTACGGCTCCATTCCCCGATTGTACGGGTACTCTTACCACAACTGTTAGCTACAGCCTCTAAAGACCTCTTTTCTCCCATTCCATAGTACAGCTCAAAGGCTTGTTTCTGAGCTTCTGACTCTTTTAGGCTCTTTTTCGGTACAACTGGAGCCTCAGCCGCCTGATTTTGCCCTTTTTCCTCTACCATCAGCTTTTAAACCTCCTTTCTCCTCACTCACTCCTCCCTGTTTGTTGTGGGAGGGTTCTTCTTTAAATTGCTTAAACTGTATGTTAATTTCATACTACTTAGCTAAAAGGCTCTAAAAATATGGATTTCTTTTATTACCTCTTATATCTTTGTTACTATGTTACTCATTCTTTCTTTTATTTTTGGTATTACTATATCTGCTTTTTCTCTTGTATTTATCAGTGTTTTCTCTTTCCCCGGCAATGCTCTTTTTCCCCGGATTTCTTCATCCTCATTTCTATGAATTTCATAAGGCTATGCAATATAAAATGAGGTACTTTTCCTTTCCCCGGATCTGTACCTCATTTCTCTTACTTCCACTCTTCTACTTTGAAATCTTCCGGTACTTCTACCTCAGATAATGCTAACAAATCCTCTTTACTCCCCAGCATCATCTTTTTAAGCATCTGTAACCGCTCAATCATCACATCCACGCTCTCTACCTTGTTAAATACCATGAGAACCTCCGAACCTAAAATACTATAATCAGGATTTCCTCCCTCAAAAGTTCCTATCTCCCGGCGTTCACAAGTTTCAAGACATAACATACCGTAATCCGGCTTTTCGTCCTCTACATCTTCTCTATGAGCAACTGGAGTAATCATAATATCACCAGTTCCAAAAGTTAATTTACTTCTACCCTCAATCATCCTGTTTCTCCTCTTTCTCTGGACTCACTTCATACTCTACTACACCATCAGATTTCTTAACCTTTAGGCAGAAACTAAGTATATCTCCTACCTTTTTACCATCTGCATAGATTTCTCCTATATACCTCTCTTTAACAGCCATGTAACAAATCCCTCTCCCGGCTCAGCCTCTACATACTCATTGTATCTATTACTCAGCATAATTAACTCATCCTGAGTAATTCTTACGCTGTTAGATCCAAACCGTAACATAGGGAGAGTAGTTTTCTTTTCTTTCGGTTCCTCCGGCTCAATATCATCCAGCTCCTCCTCATCTTTTAAGAGATCCATTAAATCTACATCAGAGAAACCAGTAAGAGAAAGATCAT